TATAAAGGGGGTGAAATAATGAAGAAAGGAATTGAAGTTTGGCCGGATTACGACAAGGGCGGACGCTGGTGTTTGCGTGTAAAGAAATCAAAGGGCAGATTCACTCTTGACGAAATTGTAGAGATTGCAAGAGAGTACGAAAACGACTTTTACCTTCTACTACTGGATGCGTTTCATGATGAAGATTCAGTGCAGTTTGCTGAAGCGCAACATGGTGATTTTGTCACACTATATCGAACAGATTTGTTTTATGAGGAGGGAGAACATTGACCATCCGTGAACTCCGCAAGGCCAAGCGCCTCACGCTCCATCAACTGTCGGCTTTATCCGGCGTATCCGTTACCCAGATACAAGCCGTAGAAACAGGAAAATCAGACCCAGGCAATATGTCAGCTCGCAACCTGTTGGCTATTGCAAAGGCGCTAAACGCTGATCCATACGAACTTTTGAAGCCGTCCGAATAGGGCGGTTTCTTTTTATATGCGGGTGAGGATTTGCACCTCGCATAGCAACTTTTCTGCTTTGTGTGGCCACACTCCACAGGGTTCTATTGCCTGAACCACTTGCGTCTACCTATTCCGCCACCGCATATCTACCCGCCCGGTTCATGCGCCGTTGTGGGCATATAAAAAGCCGCAACCTAATGGTTACGGCTCAAAGGCTCTGTGTTGTTTAGTTGTCGTGGATGTTTCCGATAACTTCGCACTCATAATGACACCATGCATCAGGAAACGATATATAATATTTTTCGTCTCCAATCGTTTCCCACATATAAGCGCACAAATCAAACTTTACCGAAACATTTACAGGATATTCAAGAGGTGGGAAATAATAGCCACCCATTCCATCTGATTTCTTGGAAATCCTTAAAATGTCTCCCTCAAAAATCTTCTTCCCGTTTTTGTCGTTCAATCCGGTGTACTGGCAGACGGTATTGCCATCAACCATAACATGTTCAAGATATCCGTTTTCTGCATTTTCCCATGGAATAATGCAAGGCTTTACAGGCCATCTTCCGAATGTTTCCTTGCAATACCATCCTTCCACCCATTCCCCGTTGTCAGTTCTTTTCGCTTTGAACAGGATTTCTCTCTGGCTCATACGGCTCTACCTCCAATTCAACCTCTTTGCGGCACTCTTTGCACCATACATATATTTTACCATCTTTATGGATTTTTGCAAGTAGTTTGTGCGATTCACAATGCTTGCAGTGGATTTCTTTTTCAGTCTGCACAGTAGCACCGCCTATCAATTTCTGGATTTCCATCTGTTTCGCTTCTTATGAATGGCCTGTTAATTGCCATTGCAACAGAGGAAGCATCCAGTCTCAAAGAAATTCCGGTTTCAATTTCTATTTCGCTTTCTCGAACATTCGACAGCTCAACAATGGCGTTTTTATCTGGAGAAAGCCTTATGAAATAAATTGTAACAGGCTCTCTGTTTTTGTTCCTCATTGTTCTGTCTGTTTCGAGGTGAAGCAAATCTCCGCTATATCCTCTGCATTTTACTTTCATCTTGTACGCTCCAATCTAACCGTCAATCCAGTCTGCTCACTAAACCGCTTATACTCAGCAGTCAACGCCGCCGACTTCTTCCTTGCCTGTGTCGCTCCCAGTTTATCACCAGCCGCAACGCAAGCGTCCCGTTCGTCCTTTGCGTACCTGATAGCCGTTTCAAGCTGTCTCTGACGCTGCGAGGCTTCGTATCTGGTGTATGTCTTTCCGCCATATGAAACCTTTGCATTAGACCGTTTGTTGATCTCACGCAGTTCTGAGGCCGAATAGACGGGCTTTGACACGCCCAGAACAATCGGCGTTGTGAAGTGGTGACAGTTCAATTCACCGATAGGCCGTTCAAGACTACGGTTCAGTCGCTCAAACTCCGCAAGGCCAAGCGCCTCACGCTCCATCAACTGTCGGCTTTATCCGGCGTATCCGTTACCCAGATACAAGCCGTAGAAACAGGAAAGTCTGACCCCGGCAATATGTCATCCCGAAACCTATTGGCAATCGCAAAGGCATTAAACGCTGATCCATACGAACTCTTGAAACCGTCCGAATAGGGCGGTTTCTTTTTGCGCCGTTGCGGGCATATGAAAAAGCCGTAACTGTTCGGAAATTCCGAATGGTTACGGCTCAAAGGCTCTTATTTTATTTTTTTACACTTTTAGCGATTGATAAGACAAGCTCTTCTGGCGTCTCTCCTAATTTTCCCGCTTCTTCTGCTGCCATCAAACAACATTCTTCAATCATATCTTTCTTGTCTCCACCTTTTGCAATTCTTTCCAAAACTCTTACATACATTTTTAAAAAACCAACGGTACACAAACTATCCGTTTCTTGTTCCTGCTTTGGTTTAAGATTCCCATCTATATACTGAATTACTTCTTTTTCGGAGAACCATTCTCCTCGAACATTATACGGCCTTAGGTGTCCGTGAATTTGTCTTTCTCTCTCGTATGCGTCATAAATATTGTCGTAATATTCCAAATTCAAAATGACAAGATTGCTTGCATTGGCAACTTGCATATTCTGAAATCTGTTGTATATATCACTTGCAACACCAATTTTGCAATTCCCGTTTCCGTCCGAAATAAAGTATACACAAGGCTTATTTCTTATTTTTTCTGTCGTTCGGCTCATACGGCTCTACCTCCAATTCAACCTCTTTGCGGCACTCTTTGCACCACACATATATTTTACCATTTTCTCGTATTTTTGCAAGAAGTTTATGCGCAGAACAGTGCTTGCAACGGATTTCTTTTTCCAATATTGCATCATCTCCAATCTGTATGTCAAAACGGTTCGTACTTTTGCGCTTTTAACTCGAAATAAATCCGGTTCAGTTCTTTATCTGTATTTTCTCTTCTCACAATCGGCCCTTGATTAGATATGCCGCATTTTTCGCAGTACACATTGCTTTGTGTATGGCTCAATGTCGGCCCCATGAACAAAGTTTCCCAAGAAAGGTGCCCTCCGCATATCGGGCAAACTTGATTGTATTTGTATTCTGTTGGGTCTTTCATCGTGTCCGCTCCAATCTAACCGTCAATCCGGCCTGTTCACTAAACCGCTTATACTCAGACGTCAACGCCGCCGACTTCTTCCTTGCTTGTGTCGCCCCCAGTTTATCACCAGCCGCCACACAAGCGTCCCTTTCGTCCTTTGCGTACCTGATAGCCGTTTCCAGTTGTCTTTGCCTCTGTGATGCCTCATAACGGGTGTATGTCTTGCCCCCATAGGAAACCTTTGCATTAGACCTTTTGTTGATCTCACGCAGTTCTGAGGCCGAATAGACGGGCTTACTTACACCCAACACAATAGGCGTTGTGAAGTGGTGGCAGTTTAACTCACCGATAGGCCGTTCAAGGCTACGGTTCAACCGCTCAAACTCTGCAAGGCTGTACTGCTTGCCCTGGATATGCTGGTGGTCTGGTGCGCAAAGGGCGTGCGCCGAGATTTCCACGCCATCGGCACCGAACTCTTTGCCGGTCTGCTCCAGCATAGCCATGTTTAACTGCCGCACACCGTCCAGCAGGTTCATTCTTACTTGGCTGTCAAGGCGGCGAGAGTAACCGCTATCGAATGTCACACGGCGCAACCCACCGCTTGCCATTTCCTTTACCGTTGACCGCATGGCCGTGTAGTAGTCCACCGTTCCGGTCTGTGCGAATGTAATCGCCTTGTCGATTGTCTGGATGTAGTATTCACGCAACGGAATGACGCGCTTACCAGACTTAAACCCGATCATGGTAGTGCTGGATAGGTTTGTCACACCGTCCGCCGCTGTGCGCTTTGCCGCTTCAACAAAACTACGCAATGCGGCGTTTTCCGTGTAGTCTTTCAGCGTTTCCATTCCACGGGCTTTGTAGTAAGTGTTTGCAAAGTCCACATTCTCCGCCGCCACATCTTCAAACATTTTATCAAGTTCTTTTGCATTCAATCCTGTAATGCGTTCCAGTTCCTTTTGGATTGCTTGCAGGTCTGCACCTGCATACTCAATAGCGGATTTCAGTCGGTGAGCATCGGACAGTGAAATACTGCCGATCTTCTGTATACGCTTGCAAATCCGCTCCACAACATACTGGTTTAGGGCTTCCATGTTTTTGGCTATTGGGTCTGGGAGGGAGTTGAGGTATGTTTCAGATAGTAGGCGGCTCATGTGTTATTCTCCGGCGGTTCTGGTAGTGGCATCCAGTGGGTGACTATTCCTTCAAGTGAATATTCTTGACTCCCTTCATACCAAACCCAATCGCCGCTGTAATATTCTGCGCATACCACTACAGTGCTGTACCATATCCCTTCCCCATAAGGGCATCCTTCGTCACACGCTGTTACAAGGTAGTTACCATTTGTTTCAGGAAGTCTATCATTTACACTAATCCATTCCATCATTTTACCCCCTCTACGGATAAAGCACCGCACACAGGAGGTAGAGGCTCCTGTGGCGATGCTCTCGGTCGGTTTTCGGTACTCTACTTACCGACATGGATATTATAGCATGGGAATGTGGTGGGTGTCAATCTTCAAAACCATTACTCCTTGCATCCTCTATTCGTTTTTTCGCAATCTCGAAATATTTTTCATCAAGTTCAATCCCAATAAAGTTTCTCTTTGTATTTACACACGCAACTCCAGTTGAGCCGCTTCCCATGCAATTATCAAGAACAGTCTCTCCTTCTTTTGTATATGTTCTTATCAGATACTCAAGAAGAGAAACAGGTTTTTGCGTTGGATGGAATCCGTTTTTGTCCTTCTGAAATTGTATTAAGCACTTCGGATATCCTTTCCCTGTTGTTTTATAAAACCGCCCTTTTTTCACGGAAGAAGTTCCAAAAGTCCCTGTGTATGATGATTTATTTACTTTTTCTTCTTCGATTGACTGAACACCTATAGGATAATACTTTATTGGTTTTCTTTTACCGTTTGTTATTCTTGCCTTGCTAAAAACCATAATATCTTCTATGTTTTTAAGAGGTTGATACTTTACACTTAAAAAGTTTGCCCCTTGAATTTTATCCCACTTCCAATCGAATTTATACATGCGCAAATTACTTAATCTCAATTTACTGGAGAACGGTTCGTTACCAAACAAAAGTATTGCCCCATCTTCCGATATTATTCTTTCATATTGTTCCCACATTTTTTCAAAAGAAATAACTTCGTCCCATTGACAGTCCGTTGTGCCATACGGCAAGTCGCAAAGAATCATATCTACGCTTCCGTCTGGTATATCTTTCATAATATCCAGACAATCACCTTGCATTAAGTTAATCATTTGCTTACCTCCAATAAAAAGCGCCCTGCGTATGAGTTTGCCCCCTCAATACGCAAGACGCTATGTCGATTAAGTATTCAGTTTCCACCGGATAAGTGGGGCAACACTTAACCGACAATGATATTATACCACCTGTTTAGGCGTGTTGTCAATCAGTCGCATTGAACTTATCGAGAAGTTTCGGCAACCCTTTCTTTACAATTTCACGGGTTGAACGCTCAACTACCATTTCAATGATTTGTTCCTTTCTGGAATAAATCAAGTCCTTTACGGCGGAAGAGATTTCCCTTCCGCTTTCGCTGTATTTGTTGTTCAGTTCGCAGTTGCAAATAGTATTCAAAATACCTTGCACTTGCTCTTTGATTGCATCATCGTTAATCTCAATTGTATATAGGCTCATTGTTTTCCCTCCAATAACAAACGCCCCACCGTAGTAGTGCGAGTACCACGGCAGAGCGTTCGGTTGATAGGCTATTCTGTTCCGTGTTGCAGGTTCTCGCACAACCTATCAACACAAGTATTATACCACCTGTTGCGGCGTGTTGTCAACCTCTCGCATCAAATCCGCCCCGGTTTCCTCTGCAATCTGCTCCACCGCTGCACGGGCGGTGGGTTCGTCCTCTCCAGTTTGGAATTGCCGGATTTCCCAAGTTGCGATTGCTCCAACTCCGTGAGCCATCATCATCTGGTTGAATGTCTGCGTCATGCTCTCGATGAAGCCATAAGACCAATCGAACTTGACTTCCCAATCGCCAACAGGTACAGTTCCGTTCATATTCAACAATGCGTCGATAGCGTCCAGAGCGTCCTTGATGCCCTTCTGGACGGCTTTACGGAAAGCGGTGATATACGCAAAGGTCTGGTTAAGGCTTGCCCTGATCTCGTCCGTGTTCGTGTAGCGCAGTTCAGAGCGGGACAGGATTCCGTATGATAAGCCGATGCACATTTCCACCATTCGCAAATCAACCTGGATTGCAAGTTCGTGCTGATCTCCCTGGAGCGCCGGGGAATACTCTTTAATGCGCTTGTCAATGCTTTCATCGCTCCCCCGCATCATCATGTATGTGGTGTCACCGTCAGGTAGAATGTACCGCTCGTTTCCGTCCTTGACTTCCTTGCGGAACAGCGTTTTGTCTGCAAACACTTTCGTCTGCTTCGCACGATATTCCCGGTTAAATCGCTCGTATGCTTCTACGGCGTTTTTCATGGCCTTGTCGGCCCCGTGGGTGATCTCCACACCGTTTGCCCCGTTCACATTCAGTCGGTTCACGGTAGGAGACTTGATACGGCCAAGCATAGGCTTGCTGTAGTTCGGAATAACCATGCTATCCGGAAGGTCACGCCACGCTTGCGGGAATTTTGGGTGATCCTTGCTGATCTCCACATCGTTCCGGTAGAACAGATTGTAAATCAGAACAGCACTGGTTTCCTGGCCGCTCTCGGCTACGGCATCCCGGACCATCTGAACCTCGAAACGCTGATACACGGTGCCGTTATCGTCCTTGATCTCCCCAGTTTTCAGCACACAGGCAAGAATATCGTTGCCGATGCTCTCGCACACCCTGAAGTCCCCGTCCTGATTGCTTATAATGTCCAGCCCGTATCGCTTGCCATCCGTGTAAGGGCGGAGAATACCGTCACCAGTTCCCAAGGCAACCTCACCGGCTACCGGCCAGCGTTCCTCAGCGTAGTTCTCCACAAAGTCTCGGAGCCACTGAGCGCGGGCGCTGTTGCCCTCAATGTAAATCTTGCTGTCCTGGAAGGCGAGTGTTGCAATCTTGTTCGCCGCAATCGCCGTAAGGTTCACGCCGGACAGGTCGGAATACTTGAATGTGGACGGAGCTGGTATCTGTTGCAATTCAAGCCCGAACCGGCGGGCAATGGCGGTGATGATTGTTTGGATGTAGTTCAATCGGATTCACCTTCTTCCAGAATGACAATTCGGTTTTCTTTGTCTGCTTTTGCAAGTTCGCAAAGGCGATCAAGACACACGCCAGTTTCTTCCTCTATCATTTCGAACACTCTTTTATAAATATCTCTTGCAAGATTTTCAATGAACGCCTCAGCCATTCTTTCCACCCCTCACAGACCAGTCGAGCCAGTCAAATTCTCTTAGATTTTCCTCTCACAGGAATTCCCGCCGCTCTTTTCGCATCGTTTACTTTGCTCCTGTTTATGCCACGGCAAGCAACCGAGCAAAACCTTGAATTTGAATACTTTGATGCCGTAAACTCTTTACCGCAAATTTCGCAAATTCGAGTTTCGTTGTCAACTCCAGAAGCACGGCGTGCAGCAGCTCTGCAAGCGTTAGAGCAATACTTGTGTGTTCCAAATGGCTTTGACGAAAACTTTTTCCCGCAGTATTCACAAGTAAACTCTTCCGGCTTTACAACTTCTGAAATATGTCTCCCCTGTTTCTTGTGCCATTCAATACCTTCTGGTGATCCGTGCCACTCTTTTGCCTTTTCTTGCGCTTTTTTTATGTTTTCTTTTGCTATCGCTATTCTATCATCATCTTTGCAGTGAATAAATTTGTGACCTTTTTCAGTCATTAAAGCAAGGTTATCAATGGTATTGTTCGATTTGTCCCTATCAAGATGATGTACTTCAAATCCGTCCGGTATTTTTCCTACTTCTTTTTCCCACACATAGCGATGCATTCGAACACGCAATGTGCTGTTTAGATAATATCCGGTTTTTTCGTCTCTGCAAAAAATTACTCCGTTATATTCCCGGTATTTTAGATGGTTCATAAAATCACCTCATGATTATTATAAACCATATAACGCAACTTGTCAATCAGTAGATGTAATTTTTTACAAAGTAATTCGACGCGTAGCGTGCATCATCCATTACATGGTTATATGCGTCAATCGGGTGTCCGTGGTCGTCAACACAATACATTCCGGCCTCTCGCACAAAATTAGCGTGTCCGTAAATTTCATCGTTTACAAGCAAAATCTTTTCTTGCTCCAACATATTTTGGAAGTATTCTATACCAACTTCAATGCCTTTACGGCTCCCGTTAATATCATGGGCATTGTTGTCTGCTCCCATGCTATCTATCCCGTACAATTCCAGCTCTTTCCGCAGCGCTTTACACGCCGGGTCGATGTACCACATATCTTCCCGCATATTGTACTTGTTCCGGCAGTACGGTGCAAAGTTCTGCGCAATCTCCTTTGCCTGGGTGCTCATTGCTTTGTTTGCACCGTCATAGTACCAGTTAGCAACGCGGAACATCTTCGGCCCGTCATTAGTATTGCAGATAATATTGCACGAAATGCTGGTTGCGTCAGTCAATCCGCCATCACCGCAGAATATCATTTCAATGGGTCGTGCATCGTCCGGCAGCTTCTCTAAGATGTGCTTTTTGGGGTCGAACATGGAGTAAATCACGCCTTGCGGGATTACTCGCAACCCCAACCAGTCACGATCATACAAGAATTTATTCTTGATGAGCGTGTCGTGAAGCTCTTGCTTGCGTTCCGGTGTTATAATCGGGTTATCGTTGATCGTCCAGTGCGTCCAGTTCGTGTCTTGGATGTCAAACACCTCAGAAATAACCGGGTGACTTGGCGCAGGCGGGTTAAGGTCTGCAATATGCCACCTGTCCCTTGCCGCCATTGTCCGGCGAAAACACTCCTGTATCATGTCCATGTGCAGCAAGTTGATCTCCGCAAAGTACACACTGCCGAACGACATACCTGTAATAGACTTCTGGCTGTCTGCCTTTCCGCCGCCCTTAAAGTAAACCTTTTTCGGCCCGTTCGCGGTCTTTACATCAAGATACACGCCGCCGTCGTCGTGCCTGATCTTCGATCCCTTGAAGTAGTGCATCAATCCATGCCCGTCGCCGTCAATCACAAGCCGGTATGCCTGCTCCTGATTGTATGCGGCTATCAGGTGGTTTTGGTCTCTGCACCCTCTCAGGTGGAGCGCAAACCGGCGTGTAGCAGCGTGTGTCTTTCCCGATCTCGGAGTCCCCTCTGCCACGTCCAGGCAATGAATAAACGGGGCATAGATAAATGCCCTTTGCGTATCACTCAGCATCTCTATCACCCCGTTTGAACATCTGTGCAAGTATGCGGTTATCCTCTGCCATGTCCGGGCTGATTGTGCCGTTGTTGGTGTACTGCGCCGCTTTGTCAAGCAATGTTCCGATCATGGTGGAAATCTGAGCTGGACTTGCTTCGTCCAGCTTTCCGGGCTTGTTCAGCGCATCAAGTCCCTTCTGGATGATTTCGCAGATAAGACCCTTTCTGCTTTCCATGTATTCGAGAATGTCCGCTGTGTTCTGTTCCTTTTTTTCTTCCAGTTTTTTCTCAATGTCTCCCGCTTCTTCAATAGCTTTCTTCGCGCTATCCCAGGACACACCATTCATTTTTGCGGCAGTGTTCACGGACTGCGATTCCAGATAATCAGCAACTATTTTCTTTTTCTGCTTATCTGTCAGCCGTGCAGCCATGCTCACCACCTCATATTATTTTTCTTATGTCCCAGGCCCCCACCTCTGCCAATCTATATTTCTCGGGACATTTTTCCCAAGGCTATAGCCTCACTACACTTTTAGTGATATGATACACCAATAGTATTATATCACCTTTGATTTTAAAATTCAACTTGTTTTTTTCTGGGTTTTTACTATTTATTCTCCAAATTCATAGATTTGAATGATAATTCTTGGATTTTTTTTGTCGACGAAAAATCTATCTTCGAATCCATCAATATCGCTCCATCCATCATTCCGGATGTATCCTCCCTTTACGAGTGCATCCTGAATAATCTTTCTACCAAATGCTGAAATATTATCCTTATCCCTCCTTCTATTTGGCTCGTACCAAAAATAAATCATCCGAACAGGGCCTTTCGCTCTCCATTTACCAAGAGATTTCATCCGAGAAAGCACTATCATCTCTGATTTTCTTTTCAGCTCTGCGCCTTTTTGTCTGTGTGCCCTCTCTGCCGCAATTAGCTCATTTAACCCTGGCAGCGTTCCAGGAATCTCAATTTGCACCAAATCAAGCCCCCCCGTAGATATTCAAAAATGCCCATTCTGCAAATTTCTTCAAATCGCTGCTGGAATTTTTTGTGTCAGCAGCTTTCTTTGTTTTTTCAAGCCTATCAAATGCAATTCCCTTGTACCCAGATGCCATGCACTCCCTCATGAGGCAAATTATATCCGCATCTTCGTGATTCTCCCTCACAGAAGATATTGCCTCAACAAGATTCTTTATCTCGATTTCCCCACAAGATTCCCCACGCTCCTGCTTGTAAGAAATCCACTCCTTCGCTTTTTCTAAAATTTCTCTCGTCCAAGATGCAGTCTCAGCAAATTCGGATAGTTTTCCACACAGTTTTCCACAATCGCCATCGTTTTCCGCCTCGCGCGCGCAGGGGGGAAAAGAGAGAGAGGGTGTTACGGGGGATAAGGGGGATATAGGGG